TGGCGGGTGTAGCATTCTGAATGCTACCCAAATGATACCCAGACGCTACTTCGCGCGCTTCGCAAAGTTGAGGCAATCACTCAAACAACTGTTCTTTTTAGGTTTTCGTGGTGCCCGGGGGCGGAATGCAGAAACCGCCAAATATCAGATAAATAACGGAAAGTGGGACACTCAAAAGTCCCATGGTTTTTCAGGATTTTTCGGGAAAAGTGTCCCACCGAAAACGCCCTTCTGTCCGCTGACGGCGGACCATCACCCCACATCGCCAACCCGAAACGAAAGCCGCCGTCCAGGGTGATGACCTGGACGGCGGGCGATCTGGCATTGACCGAAACGTCTTCACATACACCGGAGAGAGCACATGAAGAACGCGGTATTTGAATACCACAACACAAGGCCCCCTGGCAAGCCCACCTTCACCCTTGGCGACCTGAAGGACGCCCCGATCTGGGTGGCATGGCGGGAGAACAGCGACGGGCAGAAGCTGCCCGTGAACCCGTCCACGGGGCGCGCGGCAAAGTCCGATAGCCCTGACACATGGGGCAGCCGGAAAGCCGCGCACAAGCGCGCCCAAGGGCTTCAGAACGGGCAGCCTTCGGGGCTTGGCGTCATGTTCGACCCCGTGCCCCAGGCGCGCGGCTGGCGGCTGTGTGGTGTCGATCTGGACGGGTGCCTGGACGGCGACAAGCTGGCCCCCTGGGCGTCCGCCGTGGTCGACCGCTTCGCCAGCTACGCCGAACGGTCCCCCAGCGGCACGGGACTGCATGTCCTGTTCTTTTGTCGAGAGTCGGACATGGCCGCCTTGCGGGACGCGGGACTGATGACGCCAAAGGGTGGCGCTGAATTCTCCCTGGGCGGTCACACCGAAATCGCCCTGTTCCTGGGCGGGCGGTATTTCACCGTCACCGAAGACCAGCTTGGCGACGTGTCGACCATCAGGCCCGTGAAGCGCGCCGATCTGGAATGGCTGGTCCGCGACCATGGCCCCGCCTTCAAGCGGCAGGCCGGAAAAACCAGTCCGAAGGGCGGCGACGAGTCGGGTTCTGGAGTCGGCTTCAAATTTCTCTGCGACCGATTCCGCGAAGGCTTGGGCGAGGAGGAAGCCCGCGATGAAATCGCCCAGGATGACGGTGACGCGGGCGCGTGGTGGCACCGCGCGGGCACCCGGCAACAGGATCGAACGCTTCAGAACGCCCATGCGCGGATCACCGGGGAAGGCGCGGAAATCATCGACCTGTTCGACAATCTGGACGACGCCCAGACGGTCTATGATGACGACATTGAAGCCATCCTGGGCGGGACACCCGCGACCGGCGACATGGACTTCGACCTGGACGAAGACGGCGTGATCCGGGCCTTCACGGCGGCGCACAAGGATGAATTGCGGTTCGACCATGCGGCGGGAAGCTGGTTCCGGTTCGACGGGAATTCCTGGCGGCGTGAGGAAACGAAGCTGGCCCACCACTACGCCCGCAAGCTGGCGACGGACATGGCCGAAGACGATCCGGCAGCGAAGGCGCTTCGCAAAGTCAACGTCTGGGAAGCCATTGAACGGGGCGCGCGGACGGTTCGGGAATTCGTCGCGACGGCGGCGGACTGGAACCGCGACCCTTGGCTTCTGGGGACACCCACCGGCACCGTCGATCTGCGAACCGGAACCTTGCGCCCCGGCAATCCGGCGGACCATGTGTCCCGTCTGACCGCCGCCGCGCCCGTGCCCCTGGATCGGTTCGACCCGACGCGGGACTGCCCCCGTTGGTTGGCCTTCCTGGACGAAGCTCTGGGCGGCGACGCGGAAGCCGTCCGCTTCCTTCGCATGTGGGGCGGCTATTCCCTGACTGGCATGACGAAGGAACACGCGCTGGTCTTCGTCTACGGCCCCGGCGGTTCCGGCAAGTCGACGGCGATCAATACCATGGGCGACATTCTGGGCGAATACGCGATCAACGTGGCGACCTCGACTCTGACGGCGGCGAAGCACGACGCGCACCCGGAAGAGATTGCCCGTCTGGACGGTGCGCGGTTGGCCTGGGCGTCTGAGACCGAGAAGGGGCGGGCGTGGGCAGAGAACCGTATCAAGGCGCTCACGGGCGGCGACAAGATCACTGCGCGCTTTATGCGCCAGAACAGCTTCGAATTCACGCCCCAGATGAAGCTGGTGATCGTCGGGAACAATGCGCCGACCCTGACCAGCGTGGATGAAGCCGTGAAGCGGCGCTTCATCATCCTGCCCTTCGACCATCCCCCCAAATCGAAGGACACCGATCTACCGGCGAAGCTGAAGGCGGAATGGCCGGGGATTCTGTCTTGGATGATCGAAGGGTGTCTGGACTGGCAAACTCACGGGCTGGTCAGACCAGAAATCGCCCAGCAGGCAACAGACGCCTACTTTGCGGAACAGGACATCTTCGCCCAGTGGATTGAAGAGTGTTGCACGATTGGAAAGCACAACGCGGACACGACGGCGAACCTCTGGGACTCTTGGAGCACCTACGCTTTCGAGAACGGGGAACACCCCGGAACGAAGGCCCGGAGTTTTCCAGAGACACTTTCACAGCGAGGGTTTGATTCGATCAAGGACACGCTGGGAATTCGGGGGCGTGGGTATCAGGGCATCCGCGTGACAAAGGAGGACTTCACCGATGACTTCGAAATCCTCTAAGTCACTGGAATCCCTGCATCTGCGACAAGTGCGACATGTCTTCCGGTTTATCGCTTACGCGCGCGCGAACAACACACAGAAGACCCCACTAGGGACGGAACCGGAAGACATGTCGCACTTGTCGCAAGGGTCCTTCCTGGGCGTGGCGCGTTGCGGGGGGCGCGGAGCCCCGGTTCTTCACGCTTTCCAGAAATTCTGGAATCGGGAATCCAACTTCAGCGTTCCAGCATTTCTGGAAATTCTAGAAATCCCAGAAACAGGGGAGACGGCATGACCGCCTATGACCCGGAAATCGAAGCCGTCCTTGGCGGTGGCGTGGAACCCCACCTGGGCGACACCGTGACCGCCGCCGAAGTGTCGGAATGGCTGAACCTGTCGACGGCTCGGATTCATGCGCTGGCCCGTCAAGGCGTCATCCCCCGAACGGACGGGCGCTTCGATCTGCAAGCCGCCGCGCGGGCATATGTCGAACATCTGCGCGTCGGGCAGCGGGGGCGGCAATCGACTGACCCGGACCTGAACGCCGAAAAGCTGCGGCTGGCCCGCGCCAATGCGGAGAAGATCGAACTGGCGAACGCCAAGACCCGCGCCGCGCTGGTCCCTGTCGCCGAAGTCGAGTCCGCGTGGGCGCATGTCCTGCGCGACGTGCGGGCCGCGATGCTGGCAATCCCGGCCCGCGTTCAACAGCGGCTTGGGCATCTGACCGCCCATGATGTGCAGATGATCGACCGCGAAGTCCGCGACGCATTGGAGGAAGCAAGCCGTGACGACTGACACCCTGACCGCCGCCCGTGGGCGCGCCCTGGCCGCGCTGAAGCCGCCGCCGCGCATGTCGCTGGCCGCATGGATGGAAGCCGAAATGCGCCTGCCTGAAGGCGTCTCTGCCCTGCCTGGGCGTGTCACCCTCTGGCCATATCAACGGGGCATCGCGGACGCTATCAGCGACCCGCTGGTGGAGCGTGTGACGCTGGTGAAGCCCGTGCGCGTCGGTTTCACCACGCTTCTGACGGGCGCGCTCGCCAGCTACGTCGCGAATGAGCCGTCGCCGATCCTGGCCCTTCTGCCCACCGAAGCCGACGCCCGCGATTACGTCGTCTCCGATCTGGAACCGATCTTCGACGCGACTCCGGCCTTGCGCGGCCTCATCTCCGGCGACGCCGACGAGTCCGGGCGGTCCACGCTTCTGTCCCGTCGCTTCCCAGGCGGGTCGCTGAAGATCGTCGCCGCCAAGTCCCCCCGGAACCTGCGCCGCCACAACGTCCGAATCCTGTTGATCGACGAAGCCGACGCCATGGAGCCGTCCGCCGAAGGCTCGCCGATCACCTTGGCCGAACGGCGGACCCTCAGCTTCGCCAATCGCAAGATCATCCTGGGATCGACCCCGACGCTTCTGGACACGTCGAATGTCCTGCGGTCCTACGCCCAAAGCGACTCCCGCGTCTTCGAAGTCCCGTGCCCGGAATGTGGGGCCATGACCGAAATCCAATGGCGGCACATCGAATGGGAACCAGACAAGCCCCAGACCGCCGCCTTCCGCTGCCCGCATTGCGAAGAACTGATCGAAGAGCGGCACAAGGCGGGTATGGTCGACAACGGCGCGTGGCGTATCCAGCGGCCTGAAGTCGAAGGCCATGCGGGCTTCCGGCTCAACGCGCTGGTGTCCACGTTGGCGAACGCTTCCTGGGGCAAGCTGGCGGCGGAGTTTCTGGCGGCCAAGGGGCACCCGGACCAGCTTCAGACCTTCGTGAACACGATCCTGGCGGAAGGCTGGCGTGAGGCCGCCGAAGAGATCGACGAAGCCGCCTTGGCGGGGCGGCGTGAACGGTTCGGGCTGGATGCTTTGCCGTCCGATGTGCTGGTCCTGACCGCTGGCGTTGACGTGCAACGGGACCGGCTGGAAATCGTGGTCTTGGGGCACGGCAAGACCGGCTACTTCGTCCTGGCGCAACACGTCATCTGGGGCAGTCCCCATGAGGACCACACCTGGGCGGAACTGGACGACTATCTTCGCGGGCAATGGCCGCACCCCAGCGGCGGGACCCTGCGCCTAGACGCCGTGGCAATCGACGCGGGCGACGGCGAGACCATGGACTCGGTTCTGTCCTTCTGTCGTCCACGCTTTGCCCGTCGCGTGGTGGCAATCAAAGGCGCTGGTGGCGCGCGCCCGTCGATCAAGGCCAGTGAGACGAAAGGGAGTCGGCTCTTCATCCTGGGCGTCGACGGACTGAAGGCCACGCTTTCCAGTCACCTGTCACGGGGGCGCATCGTCCGTTTCAGCGATAGCCTGGAAGATCGGTTCTTCGAAGAACTCGCCAGCGAACGGCGGCTGGTCCGCTACAAGCGCGGCGCGCCCGTGCGTGTCTGGGAACGGATCACAGGGCGGCGGGCCGAGTCCCTCGACTGCATGGTCTACGCCTTGGCCGTGCGTCCTCTGGTGGGCGTCGATCTGGAACGACGGGAAGCGGAAGTCTCGACGAAAGCGGCCCCAGCGAATAGGGCGTTGTTGCGTAACTGACACCTGAGGCATGATAGCCCCTTTCCCCTACGGCATCAGGCCAAGCGGACGATCTCGGCGGTTCCGAGTGCGTTGAAGCGGTTGATGAGGGCAATGCGTATCTGGATTTCGGCGGTCTGGCTGTCGGGGTGCCTTGCGGCGATACGCTCGCCGAAGGCCTTTAGACAACGCATCTTGGCTTCGATCCGGCTGCGGACATGGTATCCAGTCCACCGCTTCCAGAACGCCCTGCCATAATGCCGGGTGGCACGCAGGGTTTCGTTTCGGGCAATTGCGGCCGGGCAATCCTCCTTCCACGGACGACCGTTCTTGCGGATCGGGATTATCGGTGTGGCCTCGCGGTTGATGATGGCGGCGTGGCAGCGGCGGGTGTCATAGGCACCGTCGGCGGTCACAGTGCCGATGTCCTCGCCCTCGGGGATCTGGTCCAGCAGGTCTGGCAAGACCGGACTGTCGCCATCGCTGCTGGAGGTGAACTCCACCGCGCGGATGTCCGAGGTGGCGGTGTCCATGGCCAGATGCACCTTGCGCCACTGTCGTCGGCCCTGAACGCCGTGCTTGCGGGCCTGCCACTCGCCATCACCGAGGAACTTGATGCCGGTGCTGTCCACCAGCAGGTTCAGGGGGCCATCAGCGCGCCGATACGGGATCTGGACGGCTAGCGTTTTCTGCCGTCGGCACAGGGTGGTATAGTCGGGCACCGCCCAATCCAGGTCCGCCATCTTAAGCAAACTGGCCACCATCCCGGTCGTCTGCCGGAGCGGCAGCTTGAACAGAACCTTGATGGTCAGACAAAACTGGATCGCCGCATCCGAGAACACCGCAGGGCGACCGAGGCTGCCGTCATGCGACGCGAGCCAGGTCATCTCCTTGTCCAGCCAGATCAGCAGCGACCCGCGCCTGCGTAGAGACGCCGTGTAACTGGACCAGTTCGTCGTGCGGTAGCGGGCGGGTGATGGCTTGCTCATGCAACTCGTCTAACTGCATGGATTCAAGATGTGAATCCTCGACAGTCAGAGTTCTGCAACAACGCCGTTCGGGTGGTTGCTGTCCAAGGTCGATTTAGACCTCTTTGACAGTTAGGCAGCAATCTGTGAACGCCAATCCCGCACATCATCGTCGCTCATCTGCCCACCCGTTGTGAAGGCAAGCACGTCTTCGGGCGGCTCGACTCCAACGCGTTCGAAGTTTCGAACGATCACCAATCGGATGCGCCCGAACGACTCTCCCCGTGCATATCCATGGCCAAAGATGGCTTGGGCTTGGGTGTGTAGCTTGTCGATTACATCGAGCATGGGTGCCTCTAGTCGTAGGGGGCGACTCTCGCCGCCCCCTACCTGATCCGAGAAGGAAAAGCGCAGCATCACCACAAGACCGCGCAACCTGTCTATATTCAACTTGCCAAACTTTGTAAAGTCACTTGCCAATTTTTGGCAGGTTGTGTATGCCTCTCCTACTAAGTGCCGCCAAGAGAGGACTCATCATGCCGGATTCCCTTACACTTCGGGCCATCGCCGATCACTTTGCCGACTGCGACGGTATCTCCGATCCGCAAGAGCGGAAGAGCCAGCTTCGGCGGCTTCGCGCAATTACCCAAGCGGGAATCATCTTTCCTGACGCTTCTGTATCGCAAGGGCAGACCGCTGTTTTCAGTGCGGTGAAAGTCGCGCAACTCCGCGTCCTTCAAGCTCTTCTGGACACGGGTTTCAAAGGGCCGGTGCTTGGCAAATTCGCCGCTCATTTGACCAAGACGCCAAACACAGGTGCTGCGGGCGACGGTCCCGGAACGATGATCGCTTTCGCTGTTGAGGGGACGCGGAATGGTGAAGACTGGGTTCTCGACATTCGTGTGTCGCGTCGCCCCGACTCTGACGTGCCGGAATATCTAGGTGGACTTCGCCGTGCCGATGAAACTCGTAACTCTGCAAGTGACCAAATCCTTGCGGCTGGACGGGTGCTTTATGCAGCCATCACACTCCCTGTCTCCGATCTGATCCGTCCCGTTCTCGACGCCATGGACGCGAACTAACCATGGCCTTGCGTTTCCCCCGCCTTCCGAAACTGTTTCGGACCAGCGCCCCCGTTGCCCGTCGCATGATCGACGCGGCGGCGGGCGGGCGGCGTGGTGGGGGAATGGGCACCTTCGGGCCGATCAACCCGGAAGTGTCGGCGGGGGCCACGCTCACGCGGTCCCGTGCGCGCTATCTGGCGAACAACAATCCATGGCTGTCGAACGGCGTCGACAACTGGGCGGCGGCTCTGGTGGGGGCTGGTATCCGCCCGACGCCCCGCGCCGATGACGCCGACACCCGGCGCGCCGCCAGCCGGTCATTCGAGACCTGGGCGGACGACGCCGACGCGGCGGGGCGGACGGACTTCTGGGGCCTTCAGCGCGACATCGCTCGTCACCTGATCGTCGACGGCGAAGCCCTGGTCCTGATCCATGACGACGCGGATGGGATCACCCTTCAGACTGTTTCCCCGGAACAACTGGACGAAGCGAAGACTGTCGAACTGGGCGGCGGGCGGCTGATCGTTTCGGGTGTGGAGTTTGACGCCCAGGGCCGCCGTGTCGCTTACCGGATTCTGCCACACCGCCCCATGCGACCTTCACCGACTACGCCCCGTCAATCCGTTTCGATGCTGCCGACGTGCTGCACGTCATGCGCCCCCTGAGCGCGGGTCAGGTGCGCGGCTTGTCTTGGCTGGCCCCGGCGGTCCTGTCGGCGTCCGAACTGGATCAACTCATGGACGCCCTTCTGGTTGGGGCCAAGACCAGCGCCATGTTCGCGGGCTTTCTGACCGACATGAACGCCACCGGCTCTATCCCCTTCGACGGGGACCAGACGGGCGGGATCATGGACACCGGCCTGGAACCCGGCACCCTGAAGGTGCTGCCCGCTGGCGTCGACGTGAAGTTTTCCGCGCCGGATGCTGCCAAAGACTCGCCCGCCTTCCTGCGGATGAACCTGCAAGCCCTCGCTGCGGCTCTGGGCTTGCCGGAACACCTTCTGTCCGGGGACCTGACCAACGCGAACTATTCTTCCCTTCGGGCGGGCCTGCTGCCTTTCCGGGCGCGGGTGGAGCAAGCGCAATACGGAACACTGGTCCCGCAATTCCTGCGACCTGTCTGGCGGCGTTGGCTGGTGTCGGAAGTCCTGTCCGGGCGTCTCGACCTTACACCCGATCTGGCGGCTGAATGGATCATGCCCCGTCCGATGCAAGTCGACCCGCAAAAGGACTTGGCGGCGGTGAAAGAGGCGCTGGCCCTAGGGCTCACCAGCCGCACCCGCGCCGTGAACGAATTGGGCTGGAACGCAGACGATCTGGACGCGGAAATCGCCGCCGACCGTGCGCGCGAAGCCGACCTTGGCCTGACCTTCGGGTCCCCGAACGAAGCGGAGTCCAGCGATGACGACTGACACCCTCACACGCGCCGCACCGACGCGCCCGAACACTTGGGACGCCGACACCCGAACCGTTTCAGCGGTCATCGCCACGCCTTCCCCCGTGCGCCGCCGCGACGCGCGCGGCCCGTTCCTCGAAATCCTGACGGCGGACACGCTGGACCTGTCCGCGTCGCAAGGCTTGCCCGTCCTCGACTCACATCGAACCGCGTCGGTTCGCGACCAGCTTGGGCGGGTTCGGTCCATCGCTTCCGAAGGCGAAGCGGTCATCGCCGTTCTGGAGATCACGTCCGCCGAAGATGCTGCCCCCGTTGTGCAGCGGATCGCGGACGGGACGGTGACGGGGGTGTCCATCGGATACCGCGTCGCCGGATGGACTGAAAAACAGACCCCAGCGGCGCGGGTGAAAAGCCCCACCGCCTGGACCATCACCGAAGTCACCCTGACCTCGAACCCGGCGGACCCGTCCGCCCGTCTGCGGCACAAAGAGGAGTCCCCCATGCCTGACGAAATTCTCGAAACCGAAACCGTTTCGCCTGAAGCGGCGGAACAGACCCGGCGCACCGATATTCGCGCGCTGGTCCGCTCTGCCAACCTGGACGCCCAGGTGGCGGACGACCTGATCGGCGCGGGCGCTGACCTGACCCGCGCCAAGGCGGAAATCTTCGACGCCGTGCAGGAGCGCCGCCGTGCGGCCCCGATCATCCGGTCCCATGCCCCGGCGAACGACGACCCGGCGACAATCATCCGCCGCCAGTCCGACGCCTTGGCCTTCCGCATGGGCGCTGGTGGAGACCCCGCCGACGATGTGCGGCCTTTCCTGAACCTGTCTCTTCGGGACATGGCGGTCGACGCCCTGACCCGTTCCGGCGTGTCCACGCGCGGCATGTCCGCCGACGAAGTGTTCACGCGGGCCGGTGAGCACACCACCAGCGACTTCCCCCTGACCGTGAGCAACGCAATGGGCAAGGTCGCGCTGGACACCTACCGCGCCGCCGAGTCGCCCCTGAAGGCGCTCTGTCGCCAGCGGACGCTTCCGAACTTCAAGGATTCCACGTCCATTCGCCTGGGTGAAATGGGTCGTCTGGAGGAACTGGCGGAGTCCGGTGAGATCACCCACACCAGCCGCGCGGAGAATGGCGAAACCATGCGCCTGAAGACTTTCGCGCGCGGCGTGACCGTCTCCCGCAAGCTGATGATCGACGATGATCTGGGGCTTCTGGGGGACATGACCGCCGCTCTGGGCGAAGCCGCCGCCCAAACGGAAGCCGACATCCTGGTCGACCTTCTGACGGGCAACCCCGATCTGTCGGACGGCACGGCGGTCTTCGACGCCAGCCGCGACAACATCGGCACGGCAAGCGCCCCGGACGTGGACGCCCTGACCGAAGCGCGGCTGGCAATGCGGACCCGCAAGGGCCTGGACGGCAAGACGATCATCGCCGCCGCGCCGCGCTACGTGCTGGTGGGGGCCGATCTGGAAACCGAAGCGGAACGGGTGCTGGCGTCGATCCAGCCGTCCACCACTGGCGACGTGAACCCCTTCGGCGGCAAGCTCACGCTTCTGGTGGAACCCCGGCTTCCGGCGGGGACGTGGTATGTCTTCGCGGACCCGGCACGGCTGGCGGCGATGCAATACGCCTACCTGTCGTCCGCCCAGGGTGTCCAAATCCAACGGACGGAAGCCTGGGACACCTTGGGCATGAAGTATCGTGCCTTCCTGGACTTCGGCGCGGGCTGGCTGGACTGGCGCGGCGCGCACCAGATTCCGGGCGCGTAACCCATGGCCGTCCTGACCACACAAGAGCGACTGGAAGAGGCGCAAGACGCGCTTCACCAGCTTCTCACGGGGACACAAGCAGTCTCTGTTACCGATCAAAACGGCGAAAAGGTCGAATACCGGCCCGTCAGCCGCACCGATCTTCAACGGTATGTGGCGGACCTCGAAGCCCAAGTCGCGGGGGCGCGAAAGCCCCCGCACACCATCACCTTCAGAACCTCGAAAGGACTCTGACATGCGAAACTTCGTCCATATCGGCGACAACGTGACCATCCCCGCCCCGGCAACCGTGACCAGCGGCGAAGCCGTCAAGGTGGGGTCGCTCTTCGGCATCGCGTCGACCGACGCCCTGACCGGGGAAGCCCTGACCATCTCGACCACCGGCGTCTTCGATCTGCCCAAGGTTGCCGCCGACGCCATCGACGTGGGCGCGCCGGTTTACTGGCGGTCCAGCGACGGGTTGGTGACGACCACGGCTTCCGGCAACACGAAGATCGGCGTCGCTGTGTCCGACGCGGGCAACCCGTCTGGCAGCGTCCGCGTCCGCCTCAACGGCGCGTTCTAAGCGGGGACCCGTGAGCCGCGTCGAACATACCCAAGGCCAGACACCGGCAGTCCTTCCGCCCACACGGCGGGGCCTGTCGCGTGTCCTGGCGGCGGGCTATGTCGGAGTCGGCCCTACCAAATTCGACGAAATGGTTTCGGATGGGCGTATGCCCAAGCCGAAGCGGATCGACGGGCGGAAAGTCTGGGACGTTCGCGCACTGGATCAATTCTTTGAAGCCTTGCCGAGTGACGGCGAGATAGACGACAATCCTTGGGACGATTGAAGATGACCGGGGATTCCATGAAAATACGCTTGAAATACGTTGTCGAAGACGTGGACCGCCACGGCAGTGTTCGCCTGTATTTCCGGCGACATGGCAAGAAAATCAGACTTCCCAGCCCTATCGGTTCGCCGGAATTTCTGGCGGCCTACAAAGTGGCCTTCGCGGGCGAATCAAAGGCCAAGTCCGCGCCCAAGGTAGGGCAACTGGTCCCCGGATCGGTGCGCTTCCTTTGCGCCGAATACTACAAATCGGCCATGTTCTGTGAATTGGACCCACGCACACAGAGGGTCCGCCGGGGTATTCTGGACCGCTTCTGTCAGCACAAGAACGACGGCGACAAGCCCTTCGCCCTGCTACAGCCAAAGCACATCCGGGCGCGACGTGACGAAATGATGGACCGCCCGGAAGCTGCCAACGGAATGGTGAAGGCGCTTCGCCAACTATACAAATTCGCCGTCCGCTATGATCTGCACGACCGGAACCCGGCAACGGAAATCGAATACTTGAGCCCCAAAAACGCCGATGGATTCCATTCCTGGACCTTGGCCGAAATCGAGAAATACGAAGAGACGCATCCGGTGGGTAGCATGGCACGGCTGGCGCTCGCCCTTGCGCTCTACACTGGGCAACGCCGTTCCGATCTGGTCCAGCTTGGGAAACAGCATGTCCGCGATGGGTGGCTGATCTTCACACAGCACAAGAACCGGAACCGCTCGCCCGTCCGCCAAGAAATCCCGATCATCCCCGATCTTCAGCGGATCATCGACGCCAGCCCTACCGGGGACCTGACCTTCATGGTCACGGCATTCAAGCGACCTTTCACGTCCAATGGTTTCGGTAATCGCTTCCGCAAGTGGTGCGACGAAGCGGGCCTGCCCCAGTGTTCCGTCCGTGGGCTGCGCAAGGCAGCCGCCGCCCGACTGGCGGAACAGGGCTGCACCGAATTCGAGATCATGGCCATCACCGGGCACCGGACCTCGAAAGAAGTCACCAGATACACCCGCGCCGAAAGCGCCCTGAAGCGCATGACGGCGGAACGTAAGTAGGACAAAAGTGTCCCACTTTTCGACGTGGTGGCAGACGGTGGGACAAAATCGCCACCTAAGCCATTGAAAACAAAGGACGTAGGAAATGAATGGTGCCCGGGGGCGGAATCGAACCACCGACACGAGGATTTTCAAACCGAAGCTTATTGATAAGAAT